ACGCTCATGAACCCAGCTTTTCCAATGATCTGTGTCGAGCCTCACCAGATCAAGACCGAAATTGGCGCCGCGCCCGTCTTTGCGCCGGACTTCAATCTTGGAGAACAGCAGCGGCGTACGCATGGGCATATTGGCGCCCTTGGTCGGCCGCACTCGCCGCATGAAGCGCCGGCAAAATTCATAAACGCGATTAAGCGGAAGCGTATCCGTCTTGCCTGGCCGAAAGCCGCTGTCGATGAATGCCATTTTGATCGGCACACCCTCGATCGGCGTTGCCACCAAATCGCCAAGCGCTCCCCAGATTTCCTCATCAGTAGTGTCCCCCCGCAAATATCCGTAATTGACCAGCCACGATGTGGCACGCGCACCCCAGCCACGAATTATCCACGGGATCGAATGCTTTTGCACGTCTGCCGTAAGCGTCAGATAGAGTACGTCTGCCGGCACCTGCCCCCGGCCATAAGTCGCGGCCCGTGACTTTTCCTTGATCTCCATCCATTCCGGCACCTCGCCGCCGCCTGGCGAGTACAGCTCGCCAAAGCCGGCGTTGATGGCCTGCTGCACCATCGCGTCATCGCCGGACTGCTGCGCCTCGACCAGCACCGCCACGCGCTCGCCAAACGAGACAAACGGCGAAGCCAGACCCGAGACCCAGAACGATATCGCCTTGGTGTCCGGCGCATCACCCTGCACATCGCCGCTTTTCGATATTGTCTGCCCAGGCGCCACATACCGGCCGCGTGCATTCATCTCGGTCTTATGATGGTCCTCGATCACGCCGCCGCAGTTTGGGCATTCCAGAAACGTCTCGCGTGCGGCCTCCAGTGGCGTTGCCTTTAGCGGATAACGGAGCAGAGCAAAGCGCGGGACGAAATACACCTCGCAATGCGGACACGGCCACACCCAGTGGTGCCGCGTGCCCTGTTGCCACAGCTGCCAGATCGGACTTTCGATATCTTCGATCATGGCAACGTCCCAAAAGAACAGCCCCGACTTTTCGTCTTTGGTCGCGGCCACTCTGCCCCGCTTGCACGTTGACGTTACCACGCAAACGAAATCGGCATAGGTATCACCTCTGCGCTCGACCAATCCCAAAGGCCCGCCCTGCTCATTCACGTTCGATCGCATCTCGTCGTATTCGTCCACCAGGGCGAGCACGGCAGGATCAGACTTTAGCGCTGTCGATGATCCGGAATGCGCCAAGCGAAACGGCACGCCGGCCACCAGCTTGCGCGTCTTCGTCATTTTCTTCCCGCGCGTAACCTTCGCCATCAGCGTCGGCGCTTCGTCTAACAACTGCATAACGCGCGGCTCGAACTGCTCGCTTAGGAATTGCTTGTTTGGGCCGACGTACAAAATCGGGCCTGGTCGCTGGTCAAGGCGTTGCCCGGCCACATCCAGCATGGCCTCGCTTTTGCCGGTCTGCGCGCCGAACACCAGCACCACGCGCCGCCATCGACCAGATGCTGCCGCCCGCTCTGGCTCGACTATGTACGGCGTCAATAGCGGATCACGAGGCCCTGGCACCGCCGCCGTTGATGGATACGTCCGATTGGCCGCCGCCCATACGTCCGGCTCCATCGGCTCCGATGGCATCATCAGACCGGCGAAGCGCTTCCAACCGTATACTTTCCGCCCTTGCAAACTCGGCCATTCGTCTGAGCCTGGCATTTACTTCTCGCTCAATTATTCGCCGCAACACCAGATCACGCGTGCAAGCCGCCGCTAACCCTGCGAACTCACTTCGCACAAGACCGCAGAAGCTGTCGATCATTTCATCATACAACGCAAGCGGCACGAGGCGCCCCAATCGCTGCGCCGTCCGGATCTCAATCTCTTTTGCGCGCGCATCTGTCGCCCGGCTCGCGGCTGCGCTCTTGTTATGCTGGCGCGCATCATCGCGCATCCAGCGAATATAGGCCTGTATCGTTTCGACTAGACGGAACTCCCCGCGCCCATGTCGAAAAATGATGCCGTCGTTTACTAGCTGATCTATTCGCGTTCTCGACACCATCAGCAGCTGACACATGGCGGCCGTCGAGATAATCGACGCTCCGCCGGCCTTTTGATCCTCGGCCATCGCAAAACCTCCAAATTTGGTCACCCAGGCCAAACCGGCCTAATGGCCCTATACCTCCCCCAAACCGGGGAAACCAGGCCTATACGCCAGCCCTAAACCCATCCCCATGACCAAAAAAACTTTCACAGATAGGGCAAAATGTCTTGACGGATCGGGCACCATGCCCTATATAAACATTACTGAGATGCAGTCAGCCCCTGATCTGGCAAACCCCACACTAGACGGACCCTACGGTCGGACAACCCGGCCTTGCAAGGCGACCCGGATAGGCAGACGCCCCCAGCTGGGACAGGGCGAAAGTGGACCGTAGCGAGCTGACATTGCTCGCCTGATGATTGGCCAGATAGGCCGAAACGGAGCAAGCCAATGTATACGGGTTTCGAAGTTCGCTTCGACCAAAACGTAGGCGACTACGTGATTTTCTTCTTTGGCCCCAACAACACACTCCCCTGTGTTGGTGGCTTCCGCAGTCGGCAGGCTGCAACCAACCGGGCCAAGCGCGAAATGCAGCGCCAAGCCTAACGCAAGCCAAGAGCGCGGCACACAAGGCCGCGCACCCCCCCCCACCAACGGAGCAAGCCAATGCTTAAAGAACACGAGGGCTCGATCGCCGAGTGCGCCGAGCTGATGGAGATCCAAGCCAAAGCAGGTGACCCGGTAATGCTCTGGGGACCTCCCGGCGTCGGCAAGTCTGACGCAGTGCGCCAGATGGGCGCGCGCTTCTCTTGCAAGGTCATCGACATTCGCCTGAACATTCGCGAGCCGGTTGACCTGCGCGGCATTCCGGTTCCGAACACAAAAACACAAACCGTCACTTGGTATACCCCCGACGAGCTTCCGCAAGTTGATCGCGACGGCGAGGAGGGCATTCTGTTTCTCGATGAGATAAATACGGCATCGCCCGCAATGATGGCGGTTGCCTTCGGCCTCGTCCTCGATCGCAAGGTCGGTGACTACGAATTGCCGGCGGGTTGGGTCATCGTTGCCGCCGGCAACCGGGTATCGGATCGGGCAGCGGCGCAACGCATGCCGACCGCTCTCCGTAATCGCTTCGCCCATCATGTAGTGATGCCCGATGTTAACGCCTGGGCCGACTGGGCCAACACAAACGGCATTGCCCCCGAGTTAGTCGCCTTCCTGCGGCTCCGTCGCGATCTTATTCACGTCATGCCCAAGGGCGATGAGAACTGCTTTCCCACACCTCGGTCGTGGGCGCGGTGCAGCAAATATGTCAGCACATCGCCTAAGCATCGCATGCGCCTGTTTGCCTCTCACGTCGGCATGGCCTACGCGGCCGAGTTGGAAGCCTTCATCCAGCTATACCGCTCAATGGGCGACCTGGCCGATATCATCAAAGACCCGCGCGGCGCCAAGGTGCCGACCGAACCCTCTCACAGATACGCGGTTTGCACCGGCCTGGCGCGCATGGCCACCAAGGAAAACTTTGGCGCCATCCTCGCTTATGCCGATCGCCTACCGCGCGAGAGCGCAATCCTGGTTGCTCATGACGCAACCTTGAAAACCCCAAGCCTGAAAAATACCGCCGCTTATGGAAAGTGGGCGGTAGCCAATCAGGATCTGACAATCCAATAGGAGCAAGCCAAATGCCCCCGAAGAAAACAGCCGCGCCGCTCTCACGCAAGGCGGTGCTTGTGGCGGTCAACATTTCACAGTGGACCGCCCGCAAGCTTGATCGAAAAGTTACCGAGGACACCAACCGGCGCCACGGCGCCGGTAAGGACGCGGGTCGCTACAATAAATTGCTAATCGATGCCGACCACTTGGCCGAGCTTAATAGCCTGGTCAGCAAGGCGCGGGCGCTGCACTACAGCATGACGCGCCCATGGGCCGACGAAGGCCCACGCATCCTTCCCAATGTGCTCTATGCGAAATTCTCCGATGAGTTTCGCGTGCTCAAGCGGGATTTTAATCAAGCGGCTGATCGGTTCGCCGCCGCCTACCCGTCATATGTCCGCCAGCGCCGGCAGGTCCTCAATAGCCTGTTTGACCCGAAGGATTACCCAAGCGCCGACGAGATCAGGGCCAAATTCAACTTAGACCTTACCGTCTTGCCCTTTCCTGATGCCGAAGACTTCCGGTCGGATCTGGACGACGAAACGGTAGCCGATATCAAGGCCGAGCTGGCGAAAACGTCCAAAGACGTGGTCGCCAACGCCATGCAGCATACAGCGACCCAAATCATTGAAACGGTTGGCCACATGGCCGACAAGCTCAAGGATTACAACGCAGGGTCGGGCGACAAGAAACGGAAATTTTTCCTCGACAGCCTAGTCGATAACGTCAGGGAGTTGGCAGAGCTTTTGCCAGCTTTCAACCTGACGGAGGACCCGAAGCTAACCGCGATTACGAAACGCATCGCTAAAGAGCTTTGCGCCGAGGACGCGGCCGACCTTCGCAAGAATGACGAAGCCCGCGCTTCGGTGGCCAAATCGGCTGACGATATCGTGGCCGAGGTTAGCAAGTTATTCGGTTAGCAGGGAGCGGGCCGGCGTGTTGGGGCGCCGGCCCAATATCATCAACGGAGCAAGCCATGTCTGATCAAATCGCAACGGAGCGAGTGCTAAAGGCCCGCTCGGAACTTATCCAAGCCCGCCGCTTCTATGGCGCGCTGGTCTTCAATGTCGAGCCGGTCCTTTCACGGGACTTCGACACTATGGCAACCGATGGCAAACGCCACTTCTACAATCCCGATTTTATCGCCACCCTGACCCAGCAAGAATTGCTCGGTGTGCAGGCACATGAGAGCGAGCACGATGCTCGCCACCACGGCACACGACGCGGTAATCGCGACCCGGAGCAATGGAATATCGCTTGTGACTACGCGATTAACATTGATCTGATTGACGAGGGCTTCAAGCTGCCTGAAGGCGCCTTGATCGACCCGAAATATCGCGGCATGTCGGCCGAGGACATTTACCGTTCGCGAGAGCTTGATGCCGCCAAGCAGAAACCTGGCCAAGGCCAGCCTGGCGGCAATGCTGGCGGCGGTGATCCTGGTCGCTGCGGTCAGGTACTCGACAGCGCCACCGATGAGGCCGGTGCCGCCGAGCTTGACGCCAATTGGGAGCGTATCGTCGCCCAAGGCGCTACCGCTGCCCGCATGGCTGGCCAGCTACCCGGCCACGTCAGCCGGGAGATCGAGCGCAACCAGAACCCTACGCGAGACTGGCGCGAGGAGCTTCGGAGCTTCTGCGAAGACACTGGCGCTCTCCGCTCGGAGACGTGGAACCGCCCAAACCGGCGCTTCGCACATAGTGGACTTATTCTTCCCGGCTCGCAAAAACACGGGATTACGAAAGCCGCGTTCGTGATCGACACATCCGGGTCAATGGACGAAATCGCCCTGGCCGAAGTCAACACCGAAGCCCAGGCAATGCTCGATGACGGCATCATCGAGGAAGCGGTTGTGGTCTACGGCGATGTGCGGGTTACCCGCGTGGATCAATTCCACACTGGCGATCAGATCGAATTTGATCCGAAGGGTGGCGGCGGAACGGACTTGAAACCCCTATTCGCCCATGTCGCAGAACACGTTGCCGATGCTTCGATCCTGATCTGTTTCACGGACCTGGACATCGGCAACCCAGGTCCAGAGCCGCACTGCCCGGTGTTGTTTGCCGTCACAGGCCAACCCTACCGGGTACAACATCACCTCGCAAACACCCCTTGGGGCGCGCGCGGTATCGACGTGGGGGCGCGCTAATGCGCCGCCACCAATATCCTGACTGCCCGAAGTGCAAAGCCAAGGGCAAAATCCCGCATCCCCGCCTGCCGTTTCGCGAGAAACTTTGTGATCGCTGCGGCGGGCGCGGGCGCATCGTACCTCAGCCCCACAAACGCAAAACCATCAGATAGGAGCAAGCCAAATGGAAAGCGTCGTCATCTTCATCGCCATAATTCTCATTTATTTTCTGCCAACACTGATCGCTAGCAAACGCAAGCACCCGCAAACCAACGCCATCTTTGGTCTCAACTTGTTTTTGGGTTGGACCTTCTTGGGTTGGGTGGGCGCCCTAGTCTGGTGTGCCACCGCAATCAACCCGACATTGCGCTGAATAACCGGAGGGAGTATGCGCGAAATGGAAATGAGTTTTAGTCTCATGAGCTACCTTGCCCCAGTCGTCGCCGTCATCGTCGGCGTCTTGATTACGCTCGCATTGGATTGGCGGAGGCATGGCCGCCAAAAAGACGACGACGGAGGTTGAAATGCCACACGTACGCGCGTCGATTATCCCAATCAATAAAGAGCAAATGGACTACATCATGCGCGGCCTTTACGAATTGATTGGGCATCACGGTCGCCCAAGCGGTCCGCTTGGCCAATTATGGGACGCCTTGGCGCACGCCGTGCGAACCCAGAAGCGCTTCATCATTGAAGTTGAGAACACGGAATAGGAGCAAGCAAGTGAAACGTTTTTTATTGGGCCTCGCCATGTGTGGGGCAATGATACCGCTCGCCTACGCTGGCGACGGCGAAAGCTTCATCAAGCCAGACACTAGGATTAAAGGTTGCATCGCCATCATGGACAAGGTCCGCGACGGCACCATCAGCCCGACCGAATGGCTAGAGGAAAACAAGGAGGAGTTTGCCGATCTGCAGCTCGAATTGAAAGAGCGCAACTATCCGCCCGCCAAGGCGAAAGCAATGATGATGGGTATGGCCATCACGCTTTGTATGGAACGCAAGGGCTATGAAAACTCTTGCGTCACGGCAGGCGGTGGCGAGCGGCGTGATCTCCAGATCATGCAAACCGCCGCCTCATATTCGTGCTGGCAAAGGCCAAGGGTTGGGGGCGTAACTCCCCCACCACCGCCGCAGCCGGAGCCTTGGCAAGCCGCACCACCACCACCGCCGCAGATAGCCTTGCCTCCCATGTCACCGGCCGACCTCGATCAATTCAATGAGGACGTTTCTATCATCAGCCAGCCGGTGCGCTTTATCGGTGACGATGAGGGCGGCGCCAAGCAAGCGCGCTTTGCCTCATGCTTCACATACTGGCAAAGCCTCTCCTACAATCGCAGCCCGCAAGCTCGACAAGTCTTGTTTGCCGTTCGCATTGCCCGCTGCATGTACCGCACCAACTATGCAGTGCTACCTTCACGTTGTCCGCTGGACTTCAATTCAATGGTGCAGCCGCGCTGCTACGCGAGGTTCTAATGCAACGCCACCAACAAATACTCATGCGCCAGCGGGGAGCAGTGCAGCGAGCGCTGCGTCGCTGCCAACTACTGGCCTTAGCCTTCCCTGAAAACGATGAAATAACGGAGGACGTTGTAATTCTTTCCAGCGTTATCGCCCTACTAGAGGATCTGCACGACGTGCGCATCCCCACATCTTCTACCAAACATTAAACAACATCGGGAGCAGGAAATGGCACTTACCAAGGACCATAAAGAGCTTTTGCGCAAATCCACTGCCAGCCTTGAAGAGGCCCAGTCTGACATTCAAAGCGTGCAGACCGAATTACAAGAGGCCTTCGACGATCTCTCGCCAAATATGCAGGAAGCCGACAAAGGCGTCGACCTGACAGCACTGATCGAACAGATCGAGGAGGCCGACGACCAAATCGGGCAAATCGTCGGCAACCTCTACGCCATACTCGAACCGCTACCAAAAAAGACCAAGGTAAAAGTGTGATGCACACCTATCGCAAGGAAAAAGATGGCACCTATGCCGTTGGCCAGTGGCTTACGATGGCGTTGGAATACAAATTTGTCGTGCTTTTTTATGTGGCCACCATGCAGGACGCCATCGCCGCTCTTAGTGCACTCAATGGTGCCGATTTTTCGCAAACTCCCATCTTCCCCAACTTCAACGTAGTGCAGGAGTATGAGCCGCCGAAACGTACGGCCCTGAAATGGTTTGGCAGCTCCATGCTTGGCGTTGCTATGGCCTTTGCCCTTGCAATTCTCTATCGCATCGTCTTTTAGGAGCATACCGATGAAATCTTGGACCGTATTCTTTATCACCGCACTCATCGCTGCGGCATTGCTCAGTCTCGCCATCAACCACGCAAAGGCCGGGCAACACACAATCTACAGCAACGATGGCAACGTCGTCGGCCGCTATACCACCGACACGCAGGGCACAACCACGCTCTATGGCCGTGATGGTCGCGTCATAAGTCGAGGCACTGGCACAATCGTGATGGATGGCGTCGGCGGCACCATCATTCCCGATCGGCGTGGCCACCAAACCAAAAAGGACCGCCGCTAATGCCGAACGACGAGCAAATCGCTGCGGCGGCTAAGGCCATGATGGCCTACGCCAACGCCCCGCAAACAGCAGAGACTATCGCACGAACACGCGCACTCGCGCGGGTTGCAATACAAGCCGCAGAGCAGCACGACTTGCGGAAAATCATCGCCCACCGTGCGGCCGGGCGTCGGATCGATAACGCCAAGGCGGCATTCGAGCGCCGCTTCGGCAGAAGCCTGCTGCCATTAGGCGCCACCCGCTTTCAGGATAACGAAGGACGCGAATGCGTCCGTCTACTCGACCGCGAAAGCGGCACTTGGGCGGAGTACGCTATTTGCAACAAACGCGTCAAGCGATTACGCGAACACGATGAGGGAGGACGCAATGTCAAAGCCACCGCGACACTGGGAACCACTGATTAAGTCGGATTACTCGACGCTCAATCCGAAAGTCATAGCGGCCGGGATGAAACAACATCCCGGCAAGACTGCGGAAGAGATCCGCGCCATGATCGAGAGCGAAAGCAACGAACATTGGGTCAATCGTCTCTATCAAGTGCAGGTGCATCGGCGCCAAGATGGCTCCGTCATGCACCTGAACATCAGACGGCGCGATGGCGCACACGACACTCGGGACTGGCGGCACTTTCAAGAGATAAAAAACCAGCTTGCCGGCCGCGAGTGCGAAGCCTTCGAGCTATACCCGGCCGAAAGTCGCAAGGTGGACACTTCCAACAAGTTTCACCTTTGGGTTTTGATGCCTGGCGAGCGCATACCCGTAGGCTGGGATGAGCGCGACGTGCAATACGAAGAAAACAGGGACACTCCAGGCATCAGGCAGCGAGCATTATGACGGCACACCGGCGCGCGCAGCGCCCGCGTAATCTAGAGCTGACGCCGCGCGAAAAAACCATCGTCACCATGGTTGCCGAGGGCTTCACCAACAAGCAAATGGCGGAGATCCTCGGCATCTCTTTGAAAACAGTTGAGACCCACCGCACGGCGGCAATGCAAAAGACCGGCGCCACCTGTGTGGCGCTTTTGGTTCGCTATGCCGTCCGTGTCGGCCTGGTTTCATAAAGGGAGCAAGCAATGAACTTCGCCGTTATCACACCCAGCAAGCAAGAAACCATCATAGCCGACTTTTCCGACCTCGATACCGCTCTGCGCGCCGCCGATCTCCACGGTCGCGGCGTCGATCACGGCATGCTCATGCTCGGCGTGCATCGCATTGGCATCATCGTCTATGAGTACAGCCTATTTGTGCCGGCAGCCGAGCAGTCTTACTTTGCAATCCATGGCCGCCTGTACGCAGGCAATGCGGTACTGTATGGCGTAGCCGACAGCGGCGATACGGCCGATCTTCCCTTCATGCCGGAAGTGTTTTTCATGCCGAACCAATACGCCGTCGAGCGCTCTATCAGTCTCGGTCTGATAACGCGACCCTACATGGCCGTCAACAATGAGATCACCTGGCAGTGGCCACAACCCCACAAGATACCAAAATGAAAGGACACCAAAATGGACGGCGAAGAGTATCGCGCCGCACTCGATAAACTCGACCTTACCCAGGTCGAAGCCGCTAAAGTCTTGCACGTTGATGATCGCACCTCTCGCCGCTGGGCCGGCGATGAGGTGCCGATACCGTACGCCACCGCCACACTTCTGCGCTGCATGATCTTATATAAACCAGTCAGGGCATACGTTCTCAAAAGGAAGCGAGATGATGCAACAGCGACAGCTGCTGAATGACGACGGTGTTTCCATCAATGGTTGCAAAATGATCTATGCCCCCAAGGGGCAAGCCGGCGAGTACGCGCCATTGGCCGCAAACCCATATCGGGGATGTGGCCACGGCTGCTCCTACTGCTATGTGCCGCTGATCACCAAACAGGATCGCAAAGACTTTGACGCTGGCGCCGTCTCACGCACCGATTATCTTCGCCAGCTCACCAATGACGCGCGCAAATACCAGGCGGCAGGCATCACCTCGCAAGTCATGTTCTCGTTTACAACAGATGTTTACAACCCCAACAATCGCGAGCTAACCCGGCCAGCCATCGAGATCCTACGCAACCACGGCCTCGCCTTTTGCGTCTTGACCAAAGGCGGCATGCGCGCGCTCGCTGACAAAGACCTTTATCGACGCGATCGAGACGCCTTTGCCTCGACACTCACCTCACTAGACCCGGCTTTCTCTAAAAAGTGGGAGCGTAACGCCGCACCGCCGCTCGATCGCCTCAAAACCTTGGAAGCCTTCCGCCAAGCCGGCATTTTTACATGGGTCTCGCTCGAACCGACGCTAAGCGCCGAACACTCGCTGGCGATCGTCAAGGAAACACATTCTTACGTCGATCTATACAAAGTCGGCCGCGCCAACTACCTGCCAATGACCAAGAACACGGACTGGCGCGATTACACCTTGCGCATGATCGAGCTGCTGCAAAAACTCAAAGCTCGCCATTACATTAAGAAGGATTTACAGCCCTACTTGCCACGCGATTACCCGAACCCCTTACGCGTGCCGCAACACCACTAGCGGCTTCCAGCACAAGGCCGATGTAGGCAACGTTCGTGCCTGCTCGGCCGATCCCCTGCCATCGCGCCGTTACTTTTGCCTGCATGCGCTTGGCCAGCGCCGAAACGATGGCGCTATGTATGTCAGTCCGGCGCCGAAACAGCCCCACAGCCTTGTCGTGCGACAGCCCGGTCAGATTGGCGACCGATCGCGGCACGATATTGTTCTTGTAAGTCAGTCCACCGCCTTCGGTGAAGACAAAGCCAATCCGCTCCCCCGCCTTGATGCGGCGCCGGGCAGCGATAATGATCGCCTGTTCCCACGGCATGCCGTAAGCGTCCAGATCGAACAGGTTAAAGCGCGACAGATCGATCGCGCGGAGCACACGCCGGTTGTCGGCCACATAGGCCGCCCGATCGTCGGTAAAATAGCGCAAATCGCAACCGACATAGCTCGCCGCATCCTTCCACACCTCCCGATAGAACTCTCCGGTCCCTGCAAAGGCATCGAAGACATGCGCGGGCTCCCCGAGAGCCTCCATAACGTTACGCCGGATCAGCGCCTTGCTGCCTTTGGCGCTCGACGCGATCGGCGCCACCCTTCGCTTGTCCACCATCGACGTTTTGCGCATTGGCTCTCCTGATCGCATGGCGGCTAGTGATCATCACGAAGCCATCAGCAAACTCGACACGAATACTATTCAACGCACCGCGTGCCGTTACCTCGCACGGCTGACCCTTTCGCCCACATCGATGCCAATGATAAATGTATTTCACTCAATCCACCAAGATCGTGCCAAGCTCGACCGACACGCCGGCCATTTTAGCGGTTGCCTGCTTCATTTTCTGCAACACTTCGGCCTGATGGTTCAGCGGGCCGCGAATTGATATCCAAAATTCATCGTTTACCTGCGAAACGGCTATCTCTTGAACGACCACGTTGTCGCCGCCGCCGTTTAGGCGCTTCAAATCGCCGTCGCTTAACCCGGTCAACCCCAAGTCAAAGCCGTTCTCGACAATCGCCTGCACTTCCTGCCGCAACATCGCATCATCCCATTTCGCGCTTTCGCCCAGTCTATTGTCGGCAATGAGATAGGCGCGCTTTTGCACCTCGGTCCAGCCCTTGGCCACAACGCACGGCACCTCCGCCAACCCCAGGCGCTTGGCAGCGTCAACTCTGGCGTGGCCGGCGAGGATCATGCCGTCCTCATCGATCAAAATGGATTGGGTCCAGCCCCATTGCCGGATAGAGGCGACAATTTCCTCGATCTGAGCCTCGGTGTGCACCTTGGAATTGTGTGGATTGGCCCTAAGCCGAGCCAGAGGCCAACGCTTCGGGGCATCAGCGGGCCAGTCAATCGTTTTCACTGCTTTAGCCATTCTTCAAGCTCCAATTGGGCGCTTGGTTCTGGCGGCAATGGCGGCCCTTGCAGCTTGGCGCGCAACACCGACGAATGCGACCAGTTTATGCGTAGCGATCCATCGCGATCGTCTTCATCCCGCGTCTTGATCGCATGGCAATTGGCGCAAAGTAGTTGATAGCCTTTGTCGCCTCGCAAAATCGCGAGATAGCTGTGGGTAGAGGCCACTTTGCTATGCTTGGCACCATTGAGACCGCGCCTCACGGGCTTGATGTGATCGAATTGCAAAGCGCGGGCATCATTGAAACCGCAGCGCATGCAGCGCCCACCCATAAAGGCGATAGCTCGTGCCCTACACCTTGCCCTATAGCGCCGGTCCCGTCGCCGAGTATTTTCCCCAGGTCTTTCCTTGCCGCCCATGCTATTGTCAAACCTCAAAGCCACGATATCCCAAACCAATCTTTCCCTAATATGCAGAAATGGTGCGGTCGCGCGAGCCC